CGTTCGATTCGGTCATTGACAACCTCTCATTGGTTTGCGATTATCGCATCGTTGTCGCCCCGGTTGGTCGACAGCACATGGCGTGTCCTCCCTGATGCCGGACGTAACGCCCCGGCCACCTCAGAGGCCGCTGGTCTCCCCCCGACCAGCGGCCTCACTTTTCACCAGCCGATCGACATCCGCCGCGGACAGCCGCAGGTACTTCTGGACCCGCAGCCACACCTCGCGCCGCCCCTCAAGGACGGCGTGAACGCGCGGGTCCGGGTGGAATGTCGACTCCCCCGCGCGGCAGAACCGAGCCAGATCCGCCAACACGCGCTCGGGGACGGGGCCTTTGAAGGTCTGGACGTAGTCCTGATGCCGGCGCACCAAGAGGTCGCGCAACGTCATCGGCTAGGACGCTGCCCGGCGTTCACCGCCTTGATCAGAGCCGCCGCCCCAGGCGCCGCCGCCGTCATCTGGGCGACCTCCTGCTGCTGCTGGCGGCCCGCGCGAATGCGCTCGACCTCGGACATCGTGTTGATCCACCGCATCGGCACACCCTGGATCTCGGCCGCCGCAGGGATCGCCTCGTCGAAGTTGAACCAGTCGAGGATGCGCGGGTCCGTCGTTGCGTTGGCGTAGGTCGCCGCCTGCTCGAGGAGCCGGTTGAAGCCCGTCAACTCCTCGTAGCGCATCGTGCGCGCCAGGGGCGACTCGTAGACGATCGAGTACTCGCCGTCGGCCTCGCGCAGCGCCGCCGGCATCGGCGGCAGGATCCCATCGGCGACCAGCAGGTCGAGCTCGCGCTCGATCAGCGGGCCGAGATACTCCGACTGCTGGCGCGACATCGACGGCCCCAGCAGGACACCCTTCTCGCGCGCCCGCTCCAGCACCTCGGTCGCCGTCATCTGCGGCGTCTCGACGAGGATCTGAAACAGGGTCACGAGGAACACGTCGTTGATCGGCGCGCGCTCCATGTCCATCAGCTTGTCGAACGCAGGCAGCGCCGACGTCGCCATGTCCAGAGGCTGCACCAGCTTGCGCCCCTGCGCGTCGAGGCCCCCGAAATTGATGGCGCCCGGGCGCAACGAGAACGCGTCCAGCACCCCGTCGTCATAGGCCAGCAGGACCGGATCGACCGCGCGATGCCCAACCTTGAGCATCGTTTTCTTCTGCTCGTTCAGAACCTTGATGTTGGGCAGCACCAGCATAGCCGGCGAACGCCCGTAGACCTCGCCAGGGGCCTGCACATAGCGGCCAGTAGGCAGCGGCCACGTCCGGTAGCCGCCCTCGCGCACGACCTGCTTCCCGGTCACCGAGACGTAGATCGACGCCCACGGCATCCCGCGGTAGTCCTTGCGCCCGTACACCAGGTCGTCGCGCGGCTTGATGCAGTGGATGAACTCGAACTCCTGCTCCGGGTTCTTCTCCAGCGCCTTGATGATCGGCTCGGGCAGCTTGTCCGCCCCGAACATCTGCACCGCTTGCCGGGCCGTCAAGTTGAACCGGCGATGCGCGGTGTCGATGATGCCCTGGTGGTTCTCGGCGAAGTAGAGCTCGGCCAGCGAGATGCAGCGATACCGCAGGCCCCCGCCCTCGAGGCGATCGACGAACACCGAGCCCGTGCCGAACGCACCCAGCGACATCAGTCGCTCGTGGTTCTGCGTCGCGAAGCCCGCCCGCGGCGCGTAGCGGTACTTGAACAGGAGGTTCGTCGCCTCGTCGAACCAGCGCAGCACTTCAGGATCGCGGTTCAATGCGTCGTCGTCGGCGCGCAGCCGATGCCACTTGGAGTTCTGCGGCGTCAGCATCGAGTCCATCACGGACGCAAACCGGTCGAGTGCGATCGCCGCCGTCGCGTCGTACATCTTCTCGGTCTGCTTCTCGCCCTGCTGCGAGTTCGTCGTCGAGAACCGCCCGTTGAACGCGCCCTTCTGACGCGGCAGGACGCGCTCCGCGATCTCCTCCCAGTGGGAGTCGAAATTGACGCGCGAAGCCGCCATCTGCTCCTGGCGGCGGATCACCTCCGCGGCGACGTCGCGCTCCACGTCACTGCCCCAGCAACATGGCTTTGCCGGTCGTCACCGACGACGTGTCGCCCATCCCGCCAGTCAGGATGGTCGACGCACGGCCGCCAGACCGCGCCACGCGCTCCCGGCGAGCGGCGTCGGCAACAGCAGAACTGTCCCCAGTCGGCGCCGGCGGCGGCGGCGGAAGCGATGGCGCTTTCGGAAGCAACCCACCCATCACGATCTCCGTACTTTGTTGTGCCCGCCGCAACGTATCATCCAAGCACCGCGTAGTCCAGACCCCCAGCCGTCCGCACCCGCCGGCGCGACGACGACCCATCCTTCCGCGCAAGGTTCGCAGCGAACGTCAACGCCAACGCATCCGCCACGTCAGGTGACGCCAGCCCGCGCCCCTTCATCTTCTCCTTCGTCTCGAGCCGCACGCGGCCCGCTCCGTCGAAGTCGTACTCGGGCGCCAGCAGATCATCGGCCAGCTGCGGGTCGTCGACGATCGACCCGATCTGCAACCACTCCCGCAGCCGCGCCCACAACTCCACCCGCTTGTTCTGGTACTTCGCGTCGTCGTCTGCCTTCGCCCCAGCCTGGACATCGAACACCCGGTAGCCCCGCGCACGCAGCTGATCCACCACGCCGCCACCAACCCCCGCACCATCCACGAAGATCCCATCGGGCCGATGCCGATCGGCCAACTCCGCGACCCTCGACACCAGCTGCACCGTGTCCAGCCCCTTGAACTTGACCGGCGCCATCGACTTCGCATCGCGGCCATGGCGGAAGTAGATCACCGACTGGTCATCGCCGAACCGCGCCACGTCCACGCCCATGGCCAACGGCGCGAACGCATCCTGCGACACCGCTCGGCCCTGCGCCCCAGCCACCAGATCCCGCGACACGAACTGCTTGTCCCCCTGCGACGGGAACAGCCCGCGGACCTCGATTCGCGCCTCGTCCGAATCCTCCCCGTGCTGGTCGATGATCTTCTGGTAGACCGCCAGGTCCGTCCCCTCGACCGTCCGGCTGTCGATGTTGCGCGTGTTCCACCAGTTCCGCAGCTTGTGGAAGAGCTCGAAGAACGCGCCCTGGTTGCGCCGAGGATTGGAGAACGCAAACCAGTACCGATGCAGGACAGGCTCGGTGAAGAACCCCTCCGTCACGTTGAAGATCGGCTGCGGGATGCCAGACGCCTCGTCGAAGATCACCATGATCCCCGCCATGTTGTGCGCGCCGGCGAACGCGTCCGGGTTCTCCTCCGTCCACAGCTGCGCCTGCGCGTAGTAGTACCCCTGGTCGATCTTGAGATCGCGTGCCAGGGCGTCCCGATACCAACCAGCGGGACGCAGTTGCATCGTGTCCCGATCAAACCAGTGGCTGTTGATCGCCAGCGTGTGCCACTTGCCGAGCTCGGCCCACGTCCTCGACTTCAACTGCGCCTCGGTGTTCGCGGCGACGATCGTCGTGCTGCCCAGGTTGCACGACATGTTCCAGAGGATCAGCCACGACACCAACGACGACTTGCCGATCCCTCGGCCGGACGCCGTCGCGTCCTTCAGCATCTCGGACGTCAGGCCGTGGATCTGGCGTCTCCGGTTCTCCGCGATCTTCCGCTTGATCACCAGCAGCACCTCGCGCTGCCACGACCGAGGGCCCTTCTGATGCTCGAGGGGCGTGCCCTTCTGGCCCCAGGGGAACACGAACATCACGAACGCCAGCGGGTCGTCCCGGATTTCGGGTGACCAGATGCGGGCCATGAGTTGCTGCTCTTCGGCCGGGGAGTACTTCAGCTTTGCCATTTCGCGGGAACCTCAATTTGTTTTCTGGGGGTTCGCGGAAAAAATCCGACAGGTGGGCCGAGCGGCCGGCGGCCTTGCGATCGCGCCCCCACCCCCGCCCCCACCCCGGTCTTCCGCCGCCTTGAGGCCATCCCTGGGGTCGCGCGCGTGCGCGCGTGCGGGCGCGTGCGCGCGTGCGCGTGCGCGCGCGCTTCAATCGAACGGGTCCGGCAACGCGTGGCGAAGCGCCGCGGCGCTCGCCGCTGATTCGTTATCAGTTGCTGTAAGCGTAGGAATCGCCGCGTTGTCGGCGCTTTCCGCGTCGATCACGCGTGATAGGTCGCGAATAGGTCGCGCGCGCAGCTCTGCGGCCTCGAGCGCAGCGGTTATCGACACCCGCTGATCGACCGCGACGTCGACGCGGTCGCCCCATTGTTCGCGGGCAACGCGGCCGGCCATCCAGTGGCGAGCGTGCATCCTGTTGCGCGCGCGGGCCGGATCCGGATCGCTGTCGGCGAGCTCGGCCGCTTGCTCTACCAGGGCCGCGGCGTGCAATTCACGGGCCGCCGGCCACCGAGCGGACCATCTCGGGTGATCGCGCAGTTTCTGGTAGACGTGCGGCTCGGTGATCCCATGCTCGCGGCAAGCCTTGGCGAGCGGGACGCCTGTCGCGAACATGGCCAGCACGCTATCGATAATTTCCGGCGGGGTAGGCGCGGGCATGTCGCGAATCTATGCGGCGCGCGCATAGCTCGCAAGGTTCGGCATGCTTTGATAGGCGTTGCGATAATCGAAACATGACGTATCTTTCCCATCGCGAGCACGGATCTACCGCGCCGCGAAGGGAAGGATTGAACCATGATCGAATTGAACACGGGCGCCGTTCTATGGCGCGGTTTCTCGGAACTAGACGGCGCGCCTATCGTGCTTATCGCCACGGGCCTGGAAGGCTCGAGGAACGCAAAAACGGGCGCCGGCATGGTCCAGACGTACATCATGCGCGCCGACATGTCGCCGCTTGACGCGTTGCGCGCCGGCGCCGACGAATCGGTCTGCGGCGATTGCCCGCATCGCGAGGGATCTTGCTACGTCAATGTCGGCAACGGCCCGACGATCGCTTACAAGATGTCCGCGGCCGGCCGTTATCGGCATCATGACGTGGAAACCGGCGCGGAGCTCTTGCGCGGGCGCCGCGTTCGCATTGGATCCTATGGCGACCCGGCGGCCGTTCCGTTCTATGTCTGGCAGGCGATCCTCGCCTATTCGGGCATGGTCACGGGCTATACCCATCAATGGCGCCGCTTTCCGGCGTTTGCGGCCTATTGCATGGCATCTTGCGATAGCCCGGCCGATCGCGCGGCCGCACGCGTTCTCGGTTTCCGCACGTTCCGCATCCGCCTGGAAGGCGAACCGCTCGAGGATCGCGAGATTGCCTGCCCGGCATCTAAGGAAGCGGGCGCTAAGACGACGTGCGATCGTTGCGTTGCGTGCGGCGGCCGTTCCGCCAAGGCGCGCGCCGACGTGGCGATCCTCGCCCATGGCCTGGCGTGGAAGGTCAAGGCCTTTGCGGCCATGCGCGCCGCACGCGTTGCGAGTATCGCACCATGATGCGCGCGACGCTCCGCTTCCTCGCCGGCATGGTCGCCTTCGCGGCCGCCATCGCCGGCGCCGTGGTCTGGACGATTGCCGCGGCCGCTTTCCTGTCCCATTGATCGAAAGGTAAGCCCCATGACATCCGATATCATCCGCGCCGCCGGCATCATCCGCCGCTCGGCACAATCGCGCGGCCCGGTCACATTGACCGCCTGCCGCGACGCGTTGCGAGCGGCCGGCTTGCCGCGCAAGATCGCCGGCGACGTGCTGGCGACGTTGACGGCTTGGCGGCGCTTGGCCGACAAGCGACTCGTCGCGCGCACGCGGCCGCCGGCCGCCGCGTTCCGGCGGCGCCTGGCCACGTTGCCCGCGGGCACGCCGGCGGAACGCCTCGAGGCGATCCGAAAGCGGGCCGTTTCGGAGGCCGCCCATCGCGCGTTGCGCGTCGGCGCAAACGACAACGTCGACGTCGCGTTGACGGACAATCCGCGCGCGATCGGGCTCCGGCAAGCGGAACGCGTGGAATACCCTTACAAGGGCCGGTTTCGCGGCCGCGCGCGCACGTCGCGCGACTGGACGTTGACCGCCCCGCGGGCTTGGCGTGCGCGCGTCGCGGCGCGCGGCCTGGCGACGCCGGACGGATTGCTGACCCTTGACGCAACGGCCCTAGACGGCGCGCCGGCCGGCGTCGAATTGTTCGCGGCGATATGGGCCGTTCAGGGCCGCGGCAACGCCGCGACAACGGCGCGCGGATATATCGCGCGCGACGTGGCGAGCGGCGAGACGTACCACGGGACGGAAGCGGCGGCCGTCCTTCGCGGCCTGGCACGCAAACGGCGCGCGCAATATTTCGCGCACGCCTACCGCAACGCGAACCTGGGCGAGCTTGCGCGCGGCCGCGAACATTTGGTCGCCACTCTGGCCGACGCCAAGGCATGCGGCGCGTGCGACTACGGCGTGCGCGCGTGGGCGGCCGCCGTCGGGCTGGACTACGCGCGCGGCGAGGCGACGCTGGGCGATGTGCTGGCCGGTTACGCCGTCCAGCCCGCCCGCGAGGCGCGGGCGATCGTTCTGCGCGTTTTGCGGCGCGCCCGGGCGTTGCCGCTCGCCGCATAGGCCGAAACGGCGCGTCCATAGACGCGCCGTCGCGGCGTGAAGCGCCGCCCGATGATGGCCAATTGAAGGGATAGCCTATGACGTGGAACCACATAGACGTTGCGACGGGCGACGAACCGCCGCGGCGCATGTTCTTTCCGGACTTCGCGGCCGCGAACGACCCAAGCGTTGTCGCCGACGTGCTCGAGCAATTGCGCGCGCACGGCTTCGCGACGCTTGAAGGCGGCGCCGGCCCGTTCGTTCGGATTACGCCGGCCGCGCCGTATCTGAAACGCCGCGCGCCGCACATTGAAGCCGAACTAGACGCGTTGCGGCGCGCCCTAGACGTGATCGAAAGGGAAGCGGCCGCATTGCAGCGCGCGGACGTCAAGGGG